CTTACCATCGTCTAATCTGCGGAACTTGAAGCCTACGCATAGACCAAGAGCAGTCATATAAGGTATTGAAATCCAGCCCTCATACATCTGATGACCCTCTATCGGATTAACGATGGTACCTATCTGGTACCGAGCAGCAGTCTCCTCAGATATCCCACGTCCTGCGAGGTAAGCGAGCGCCTCGTCGCTTATTGAGTCCGCGTAATGGACTGCCGCTTCCAGCAGTGATTTCGTTTGCTCTATCGATAGCATCCTTAAACCCCAAGTTCTCCAATTCCATAATCACGTTAATTGCATTACCACCCTTACCGCAAGTGTGGCAGTAGTAAAGGTTGTTATAGGTATCAATTACTGCAGAGCGTCTGCTGTCCTCGTGCATACAGCACCGCACTGACACATTGAAACCTTCCTTTACTTCCCCTCCAAAGTGTCTGACTACATCTGCTATGGGGATTGAGTTTGCATCGGAGCTGGCTTTTGACCTCTTCGAACGAACCACCCTGGTCCAGTCTTGTGCTGGCATCCGCAATCTCCCTCGCATTTCTCGTGGAACTCTTTGGCTAAGTCAGTCTTGCCAATGGTGTTGTGATGACCTGCCCAACAACAACTACTGCAGATCATAACTCTTCAACCTTTTCCTCAAAGTCCTGAAAGAAACTGTTGTAATCATTCTCGTCTTTTGATACTCGAAACTTAGCCCTTACCAAAGCATCCTCTTTTGAGTTTGCTGTAATGACTGTCTCTCTGCGTGAAAGAAAAGTAACTTTGTAGTTCTTTTCTCCTTCAGACAAGGGTTCACCTGTCCATATATTAGAAGATGTTATCTGTCCTTGTGGTACTGGCATTGTTATTACCTTTCCCCATCTCTTATGAGATGGCATATAAGTTTTCTTGCTGGCTCGTATTGGTCTGCGTTTCCACGTACCAATGCCGTCATAACTGTAGTTGGCTGCCTCAGTCTGGGCTTCCGCCCAGAACTGTGGAAGACTAAGTGACTTACGATTCTTGCACTCAAGAATGTAGGTCTGACCTGCGATAATGGTAACGATATCGCCTTCGTCTGCACTGCCCGCTTTAGCGAGGCGCTCTGCGAAGTGTCCAAGTTTGCGTAAGTATTTCATTACATCCGTCTCGAACTTGGAACCCTTTTGTTTATTGTATGAACTCATACAACTCCTGTGTAGTTGGAGCGCAGAACTGTCCTACCTAAAGCATCAGCATCATTGATCTGACAGGTGGAGAAGTTCACAAATAAACTTGCGTAGTCTTGACCATCTGCCTGATGTTTACCAAAGCGATTCTTAACGGCTGCAACTCGAAGGTTCTTATCAATCGGGTCGTAGCCAAGAGTAAGTATCAAAGCTGGAAGTTGGCTCACCTTTCCGTGGATTGCACGGCGGTGAGGAGGAAACGTTCCAGGCCCATACTCACTCTGTTCTGATACGTGGTGCAAGACAAGCACACAGGCTTCTGTCTTGCGGGCCATATCGTGCAGGTCCATCATTATCTGACGGAGTCCTGCCCATTCATTATCAGATTCAGCAGCGACATTCATTAGGTTATCTACGACGATGAGTTGTGGTGCTATTCCATAGAGTTCTATGTAAGCCTTAATCTCATCTTCAATATCATCAAGGTTTGGTGATGAATCAAAGACCCATTGAATGTGAGAGATGTTTTCTAAGTTGTCAGCATAAGCATCAGGATTATATGAAATCTGATTCTCTACTGTTTGCTGACTATGTCCTGATATATGAGCAGTGGCGCGAAGCATCACTGTTGCGATGTCAGTATCTGCGGAGAAAAACAGAGTAGGGACTTTAGATTTAATAGCGTATACGAGAGCGAACATAGACTTTCCAGCGTTAGGTGCAGCGGCAACCATACACACTTGACCACGCCGAAACTTTATGTCCTTGGTTTCTAAGTCTTTCCACACAGTCGGAAGTGGCTGCGCCAATGTTTGGGCAGTCCTCCAAGCGCGGTCTAACCTAAGCACTTTCCTCCCGTCGTACTTCTATTCTTCTTTGTCTTCTTATCTGTTTACGATGCGACTCTGTAAGTCCACCCCAGATTCCGTAATGCTCGTTATGGATTCCCCATTCTGCACACTCATCTTTATGGATACACTGACCACATATACTTCGAGCGTAGACAGTTTCTGCGGTGATTCCTTGTCCAGGTTCTGGAAACCAGAAGTCACCGCCTGATTGAGCGCAGAGAGGATCCTCGAATTCACGAGGCTCTCGCATTGGGTCATCGGACCCAAATAGTTTGGCACTTGTCTGCTGCGCCCTTAGATGCAGCACACATATAGCCCTTCCAAGGACCTTTAGCGCTTACTCCTTCGCGATATACCATCGCTCCGTGCTTGCAGGTATTGTTTGATGGTTGTACTGCTGGTGCAGTTACAGGTGCAGAACCTTGAACGGGCGCAGAAGATCCAGCGCCTCGAAATGTATCAGCAGTTGAAGTAATCAACGCCGATACCATTGCTAGGTCAGTAAGACCTGTCTCTAGTTCACGCACATCTGTTGCGTAAAGATTTACAAGAGTTCCGTCAGGCAACTTGTAGTTGACTTGGAACTTTGTTGACTCGGGTGCAGCCATTTATCTTCCTCCAGTTTTTCTAATGGAAAGCCTTGTGCTTTCCTTGCCTTGCTTAGTCGGCACGAAGCCTAGTGCTTTCTCCACCGCTTCTTTGTCACCCTTCCTTCTTCTTTTCTAAAGCTTTGATTTCTTCATCAACTTGTGCGTAATGAAGTGCGTTCATTGCAGTTTCGTGGTCATCAAGAACTGGGATGTTGTCTCCCATAAGTTCTTTTTTTAGACCAACGCATCCCATCTCACCAGAGGCGTCGTAGTATTTGCAATAGAACCAGCAGTAACTTTCGTCCTTTTCAGGTTCAGGTGCAAGGTCCGATGTCTTGATTGCAGATAACCAATCGAGCGCCTCTAGTGCGATGGCCTCATCATAAGGCTCGGAATGTACAACGACATCCCGTTCGTCCCCATCACGAGGAATGGCTACAAGATTCACAGTCTGAACCTTCCCCAATCCAGATTTCTGAATCAGATAGCCATAGACCTGTACTTGCCAGCGTTGCTGTTTAGACGGAAAGTAGTTCAAGTTTTTATTCTTGACTGTTTTCCAATCGACTACATCCCCTGTCCCAGGAATGAAGCAGTCAACGTGTGCCTTCATACCATCGTATTCGACAGTCTGTTCTAGCAACACATCCTTGTTATCAGCAAGGGCGTTCTCTATTGCAGCGTGGATAGCAGTACCCATAATCGCTGCGAGCTTGAGCTCGTTGTCATTGGTTTCAGGTTGACCATTCAACCGATACCAAACCTTACGACGACAGCCACCTAGTTCTGATGGACCTATCTGTACTTGTGTCGAACGACCACGGCTGTTCTCTTTTTCGTGAAGAGCCTTGATCAATAAATCTTTTATATCCATATTATATCCCTGGGAAATATTCGCGTGTGTACCAACGGGTGAATGTTACATTAAAAAACAAAAAGTTCAACTGAAATACTTTTGCTCGCCTAGTGTTTATCGGATACATATAGATGATGTAGTAATCAAAACCCAAAGCAAAGTTCTCTAGGGTGTGCTTGTTCACGTGGACTGTGAACCACTTGAAATCTTTATACATTAAAACTCCCGTCTTTGAATGACCAATTGAATCGGAGGACAGGTGTTTATGTCAAGCATTGAGGCTATCTGAACTGCCTTCTCGGCGTGTTGCTCTACATTACCCACAGTGAGACGATTAACGCGGTCATAAAGATAACCAAGAGCAAACTGCCCACCACTACCAAGTCCATAAATATTGGCGGACGACTGTATGAACGAGAGGTCTGTCGCAATATGGAAGAGGTTGCCATCAAACGAAACAAGGTAGTCGAACCCCGCGTCTTTCTCTTTCGAAGCTTCATACGGGTCATATCCATTCTCCTTAAAAGCCGTGATAATAGACGGCAATATCTTCGTACCCATCCATTGGACGGGATTAGATCCTTTGTATACAGGTGGCTTCCAGTTGTAGGCAAGGATGTCACCAGGGCGTGAGTCACCTGTGATACCTAGCAGGTACTTTCCGATGTGGATTATTTTCGGAGTTGATGTACTAACAGTCCTCAGATTATCTTCTGTTATCTGAGAATCTGCAGCCATCACAACTTGGTTTTCGAGTTGAATTCCTACCAGAGTTGTCATAACAGAGAACTATATCCCTTCGGCGTGTCGTCGCGTTAGCGACACACCTTCTGATTACAATATGAGCGAAGCGAATAAAACAGGGGCCGCTTATCGGCGGCCCAGTATCTACCATACTGTGCGGTTCCGTCTACCAAGGCTGCGAAAAACTAGCCTACCACCAATACAGGCTTCTGACCTGCGGTCCATAGGACCGACCCATCAATGTGTCTGTGGCTGTACAGTTTTTAATACCTATGTCCAATTCGAGGACTACGAGATCTGTTGGTACGCACTTGATGTGCAGTGTGCCAGTTGTGGCAACCTGCTTAAAGCTCCCTGCCCTGTGGATAAAGAGGAGTCAGCCTAAGTAAAACGACTTTGAGTTGAGCCGTTTTTATTTTGTCTCTAGGCAATCACCTTACCCTCTTCTGAAAGTCTTTCAACTCGCCATAAAACCACCCTTAAAAGGGCATAAAAAAAGAAGCCCCCATCCCGTAAGGGACAGGGGCTTTGCCTCGCGCTATCTACAAACTATGCTGCTCCGCGACCAAAATCTTTAGCGGATGTGTCGAGGTACTTCAACACAGGACCAAGGAATCCAGCCAGAGCTGCGGTTCCTAGAGTCTTGAGATCAGTTTCTCCTGCGAGGTAGAGTGCAATAGCAGCAGAGGCTGCAGCACGAAACCACGTCAGCGATATTTGCTTTAGTGTTTCCATTATTTGCCTTTCTTTTGTTTGCCGTGAACCTTGCAGCAAGTACATACAGGTGCCACATTGACACCTTCTGCCACCTTCTTCTTCGGTTGAGGCTGTAAGGCAGCCTTCACCTGGTTCACAACTTTAGGTTGATTCATCCACCAAAACCAAGGGCTAGTGTCATTAGCGCTATCAGCGTTGATAGAAATATGAAGATGTTTAGAGTGAGGGTTACTACCACTGTAAGGCCTATTGCCAGACTTAGCCTTGATGCGCGACCAAATCTTCTTATTGAAGATGAGGTAAGAAACCCTTTCATCTTCTTTGAGTTTTTCAAATATCTCGGCACAGTCAATACCTGCCTTTGGGTCGTGGGTCAGGTCTACTGCTAGCCCAGTATTGTGATCTGAATTAGGGCTTGCCTTGATGTGAGCCTTGCTTGGTAACAGACCATCCGATGCCTTGTTCCTCTTCGGTACAAGCGCAGTTGCCTGTCTTAGAACGGCAATAGCGGCAGGTGTTGCACTCTTTGCAACAGGTTTCATTTGTCACTTCCTCAATGCTTCCTTGACTAAGTCAGTAAGTAAATCTACTTTTTCTTCCAAGGCATTTACTTTGTCCTTGATAGAGGACCCGCCATTGGGCTTGAGTTCCATAAGAAATGTTTTGACTAGCCACCGCAATCCCATTCGCAGGGTTGAGGCTCTTCCTAGAATGGTGGCAACAAGCATTGCCCAATCGGTAGGGGTCATTTACTGGCTCCTTATACGGATCTAATAGTTGCAATAAGAACTCCACCGAAACCAGTAAAGCGCTTATCTGTAGGTGTTTTGTTGATGAAATCTAACTCTTCGATGAGTCCAAGGAATGATTCTCCTGTGCGGAAGTCTTCGATACGGATGGTATCGCCATTGTTTTCAATA